GCTTCGCGCTTATACCCATTGAGCGCAGTTTCGGTGATGGTCGCTTTTTTGGATTTGCGGTGAGTGATGAAGTCATCGGCAAGCTGACCAACGATTCCGAATTCAGCAAGCAAATCGAGCGAATTTTTTTGCGTAGTTTTTTTATTTGTATTTTGTATAGTGTTTTTAATATTGTTTATTGTGTGTGAACTTTTTTCACAGGTGACTTGTGAACTTTCTTCACAGGTGCTGTGAACTTTTTTCACAGGTGAACTTTTTTCACAGGTGACTTGTGAACTTTCTTCACAGGTGGTTTTTGAGTAAGAATTTACCGCATAAACGCCAGTGTTTCTTGCGCCATTTTGTTTAATTAACAAGCCATATTTAACAAGTGATTCACAGGCTTTAATCACTGCACTATTGCTTAGTCCAGTTGCTTTCATAAACTGACTGATTGAGATATTGTCGCTTTCTTTATTCCAGCCTTTGGTTTTTCTGATGACAACCAAGTAACACTTCAATTCCGCCCCGGTTAAATCAGGTAGTAGCTCATCAATAACAGCATTTGGCACCTGTAAAAAATTAGGAATAAATTTAGATTCGTTACTCATGCCACCGCCTTATTTAACATCGTGGATAATTTTGCCAATCCCTTTGCAGTTACTAATACTTGAGGGTAGATTTTTTCCGTGCCGTCAGGTTGTGTGACAGGGTGTGCTTTATGCTCTAAATAACCGCGCTGCAATTTGTCTTGATAAGCAATCCAAGCGGATCCAACAGTGCGCTTATAAATCCAACCATGAGCAAATAAAAATTGGGTGAATGCTCTTGGTTGCATTTGTAAGTGTTTTGCAGCATTAGTGAGATTCATTGCGCCTTCGGTTGCGGTTGCTAAACGATCAAACGCCTCCGCCTTTGGGGTAAGCTCGATCACCCTCTCAGAATACGCTGAGAGCGCGCCACGCAAGTAAACTGGGTCGTTTAATAGCATCATAGGATCAGTGGATTTCGCCACTTTTTCCATCTCAATAAAATATTGTCTGGCTTGTTTTCCTTTTTCGTTGCGCTCAACCATTGATAGTTCTTTTGCCATATCAATGGAAATGTGAACTTCTTTCTGAGGGCGACCCCCTACATGGTTTTTCTCATTTTTGAGTAAAACTACAAAGTCTTGATTTTCAACGAATTCATATTCTGAGATTCGTCTTTGGATCCAGTCTGAAAATCTCGTTGAGACTTCCAAGAATGAATGTAATTCTCTCGCATTTACCGTTTTAACTTCGGAATTGTTGATTTTGCTATTGCTAATCTGAATTAGATTTGCCATAATCACCTCGTTTAACACTTTATTAATTAGCCACGGTTGCCGCCGTGGTTTTTTATTGCCGTTTATTTAGCGAGATCACGCACTCGATTGAGTGTTGTGTTGCTGCTAAATGCTTGTTTAATAATTTGCGGATCACGTCTTCTTCATCGGTTGTGATTTCGCCATCTGCCAGCGCTTTTTCTAACTCCTCAAACAACAATCCACGAGCGGACAGTTCACGCAGTTGTAAAGTTGAGATTTCTACTGAGTCCAATTCGCCTGCGACTGGTGCCGGTACAAAATGGCCGCCAGCACTTCGGCAAAGCTCCTCGATAAAATCAGTACAGCCATACTCAAGCTGCAATGCGATTAATTCTTCGTTTTTAAAACGTTGCCCTTTCGTCTGATAAAGACGATTGTTCAGCTCTGCCTCTGAAAATCCAAGAAACCCTGCAACCGCACTTTTGCCGCCAGGTATCTTTTCAATCATTTCCATAATGACTTTCTTCATTGCCATAATTTTTGCCTTATTTTTATGGTTTTCTTTTGGGTAAAGGTTGGTAAATTAATCCCACAAATCAGGACGTAATTCGGATTTCTTGACTTTTCCAGCTGTAAGTTCTTCAATCTTTGCGCAACGTTCCGCAGGTACTTTTTCACGCCACTTGGAAACAGCCCAAGGGGTAAGATTGAAATGTCGAGCCATAGCCGAAATACCGCCCACGATTTCATAAGCTTTTTCGATTGGTAGCATTTTAACCTCTTTATTCTATTTAAAGTAGTTTAATTCTACTACTAAAAATAGAATTGAATCAACTATTTTAATTTTGTATCTTCTACCTTTAGTAGAATTAAAGGAGCGTCTATGACAGATTTAGCAAGCCGACTTAATGAATTAATGGCTAAACAAGGCAAAAATATTGTGGATTTACAAAAAGCTATTGGCGTAACTTATGAAATGGCTAGACGTTACACTTTAGGCACTGCAACCCCGAGAGATAAGAAAATTGAAGCTATGGCGAAGTACTTTGGAGTTAGTCCCGCTCATTTGAAATACGGAACAGCCGATTCTTTAGAAAATCAACTAACTTCTAATGTGAAAGACGTTGGCTCATTCGACTTATGGGATCGCAATACTCCACTAAATAGCGATGAATATGCCGTTCCGTTTTATCAAGATATTAGGCTTGCTGCTGGAAACGGCTTTGCTGATGACATAATGGACTATAACAACTTCAAACTGCGTTTTTCCAAATCAACACTACGTAAACAAGGCGTACAGTACGAAAATGCGGTATGTGTGATTGCTGATGGAAATTCAATGGAGCCGGTTATTCCAGATGGAACAACGGTAGGAATTGATTTGGGTAATAAGACAATCCGAGACGGCAAGATTTACGCTATCAATCACGGTGGCTTGTTGCGCATAAAGCTACTCTACAACATGCCAAATGAGCAAGTGAAAATACGTAGTTACAACAGCGAAGAACACCCGGATGAGATAGCAGACATGCAAGATATATCAGTCATTGGGAAAGTCTTTTGGTATTCAGTTTTACTATAGAAACTAACACTGGATATTGTTTATTTGTAAGACTTGTTAAAGCAATAATTTAAGCCTTTGGGGTAGGAAAAAGAAAATTTCCCATTTTGGGAAATTAAAAGTATAATAGGAGCCACAGTTGGACATCCTCGGTAAAGAAACCCTTATAAAATACTGCGAGGTGCATCCAAACGCACGTTCATCAATTGAAGATTGGATTGTTGCTATGGAAGTTGAACAATTCAAGACACCGCAAGATATAAAAAATAAGTTTAGTAGTGTCGATTTCTTACTAAAGAATCATTGTATTTTCAATATCAATGGCAACCATCATCGATTATTTATTCAAGCAATTTATGTTGCTGGAATGATTATCGTAAAATGGATTGGCACACACGCCGAATATGATAAACAAGATTTTAATAAACTCGCTCAAGGAAAATAATTATGTGGACATTGATTAAAGATAAAACACAATACAATGCCGCAATGGATCGCATTATAGAATTAGCTGATTCAGATTTAGTGGAAAATACACCTGAATTTGAAGAGTTTGAACTAATTTCCTTACTAATTAAGCATTACGAGGATAAAAAGTATCCAACGCCAAAAACAGACCCTGTCAGGGCAATTAAATTCGTGATGGAGCAAAATAATTTAACTCCCAACGATATGATTCCGTATTTTGGTTCAACATCTAAAGTATCAGAAGTGTTAAATTATAAACGAGCATTAAATCTTAAAATGATGAGAAAGCTTCATAAGGATTTAAAAATGCCGTTGGCATTATTGATTGATGAATACCCGCTTCAACCGACGAAAACAGATTCTGCAATCAAGGCGGTAAAAGATCTACTTAAGCCATCATCAACTTTCCAATTTAATGTAAAAATAGGTTAATAATATGAAGTTAACAATTAATAGTGACGGCTTTGTTTACGATTTTTCTGTGAAATCAAAACCATCAACAAAAAATTTACAAGATGAACCACTGCCGGGAGAAATAACTATTACTCCTGCGTTACGGCACCAAAAAGAAATGTCAGAAAATGAATATCAGGTTAGATTAAACATTTCCATTAAAACAGAATTATTTGATCTAAATCTTGAACATCGTTTTTTTATTCAATTTGATAAAACACTCACCAAACAAGAATTAAATAGTGATAAAACCAAAAATTTAATTATTAATAATTTATACCCATATTCACGCGCTTTCATTGTTTCAACGTTAGCAAATGGCGGATATGGCGCAATCAATATGCCAACATTTACTATAGCTAAATAAAGTAACCGCCTATGGGCGATTTTTTCCTTACTCAAATTGGTCTTAGTGTAATAATACTCGCACTGGCAATGGACCCGAAGCCCCGGACGTAGGAGCCGGGTAGCTTTGTAAAGTGTGAGAATCGCTTGTTTACGGTTCAGAAAGGCAGGCTCTTAGCTTGCCTTTTCTTTTTTATTTATTAAGAAATCATCAACAGCAAATCGAAACTCTTTCTCCAGTTCAGGAATACTCTCCGCCTCATAAGTAACAAGCCCTGAAATATCCAATATCTTTCCGAAAAAACATTGCTCTTCCCGAGAGTAACACACGCTACCAAGCAGTCCTCTATATTCAAACACCATGCCATCCTCACACATAAAGTTAATAGACCGATATTCTACTTCAAATACCTATAAATTAGGCCCCCATCCCCCACTCTATTTTTGTGATTTAGGTCACAAATTCAGCAAATAGTCAAAAATAAATTCAATTAAAAATCAAATATTTACTACTTTAAATAGAAAATACATCTACTTTTATACAAATTTTAGTTGCAATTAAATCTACTTTAAGTAGAATATCTCATCAAAACGAGATACACAAAAACAAGGAGCCTAAATGAGCTTATAAATTTTATACCAGCGCTACACGGTTACAGGTCACGAAAAACCATTGATGGCAAAACTTAAGGTTATCTTTATGAAAAAAGTAATCAAGACAAAAACCAAAAGATTTTCCACTCGCCAAGAATTATCAGAATGGGCACATGAACAGCAAGACAACATCAACAAGGCTTACAACAGCGGAGGAACGAAAGGGTTACTGGATTACATGGGAATTAAATAAAGAATCTTTACTAAGCCCTCGAATTGAGGGCTTGAATAAAGGTTTTACAACTAAGCCGAAAGGCAATGCTCTTTAACAATTTATCTTACAGAATCACAGTGCATAACGGTATTAAGCGGTCGTTAGATTAAAAGCCCTAACCTACTTAATAACACTGTGGTTTAAAGTCTGCC